CCCCTTATACTGATCTCAGTTCAAACGACCCCACCATGAAAGTCCAGCAAGTCGGCAGCAACCAAACTGAGGTGACCCTGGCAGACGGGACCTGCATCCTGTTCTCCTATGATCAACCCGTCGCCGCGATCGTGCCTGGCAAAGGGTGGATCCGCACCGCCTACCAGTGGAGCGCCACCACCACCAAGCACATCAACGCCTGGTTGCGGAAGAATCAGGGCGCCTACGTGATCGATGGGGTCGCCAGTGTGCCACAATGGGATCTGGACCAGCTGGTGGCATTCTGACCCCCAGACCCCTTACAATACTTTCAGTTCAGACGACCTCCCATGACCGCTGCCCCCTGGAACCCTGAGACCCTGACGACCGTCACCCTGCCCGAAGGCAAGTGGGGCACCATCCGCACCGCGCTCCTGTGCATCGCCTGTGATGAGAGCACCAAGGGCAACCATGATGATGCCGCCCACTGGTTGGCGGCATACAATGCCCTGAAGGAAGCGATGGGGATGGAGTGACAATCAAAGGGGTGGCACAACCCACCCCTTCAGACCCCACCCCGACCCCTTACAATACTCTCAGTTCAAAGGAACCCCATGACCTACGCTCAGATCACCGCCGCCAACCTCAGCGCCTCTCAGGCACGGTGCGCCATCTTTGACCTGGCAGACGACTTCTCCTGGGAGACCGTCGCCCGTGAGATGATCTCCCGCATGAGTGGCGATGAGGCACGGGAGTTCGTGGAGGACTTCATCTCCCTCTATGCCGATTGATCAACTGGCATACGGGTCCTGAGCACTGACCCTAAACTGCTCTACAATACTCTCAGTTCAAACGAACCACACCATGCGCTACAACCCCGCTACCGATCGCGCTCTGAACATTGATGAGATTGCCGCCCAGTGCAAGGCAGCGATCATGAGAGCGAATGCCCCCACTGTGGAGGTTGACCCCTACGCTGAGATTCTGACCTTCTACCGCTGGGAGGAGGATCTGCTGGTCGCCGCCTGACTCATGGGAACGGGTGCGCCCTGAAAGACGCCCACACCAAACCAACTCACAATCCTAGCATACCCATGACCCTTGACCTTGCCCTTTCCCTGCTCCGCCAGGGTCGCAACGGTTCCCAGATTCTGAGCATCCTGGAAGGACTCTCTGACGGACAACGCATCGCTCAGGACGGTGACGGCGAACCGACCGCCGAACCCATCCAATTCTGAATCTGACCATTGCCCCCCTACGGTTCGCCGCTGGGGGGTTTATGCTATGGGAACCAAAGCAACGGACCCGATGCAACCCCTGAAGATCCGCGATGCCCGCCGCCTCATCATTAAATCAGGAGGCACGATCAAACCTGGTGGCAGTCACGACAAGGTGACCCATCCCGCCATCGCTCAGACCTTCCACCTTCCCGCTCACGGCAGCAAGGGACGCCCGACGCTCTCCCCTGGCATGACCCACGAATTCCATAAATTCCACGCCCTGATGCTTGCCGCCAAATCCGTCGCCTGATCTGTGCCACGGAACGTGCTACAATTCTCTCAGTTCACACCCCGAACCAATGCGCCTCTCTCCTGCCACCCGCCTCACCGACCGTCAGACCATCTGGGTCGCCTACCGCAACGACGGCACCAACTTCAACCGCCTGACCCCGCCGTGGGGAACTGATGCCGTCACGTGGGCAGGGCAGTTCTCTGAGGCACATCGCGATGAGGCACAGGAGGCACTGCCGACCTGGTGACCCTCCCCCTGCCCGTGCTACAATTCTCTCAGTTCACCACCCCACCCCGATGACCTACACCGTTACCCGCCTGCCCCGCCGCAACCCCCGTGCTGATGAACTTTGGCAGCGTCAGGGTCAGCGTGGGCGTGGCGCTTCTGTTGGGCAAGTCCGCCGTGGTGATGGAGATGAATCCGTCACCGTTCGTGGTCGGGGTCAGGGCAGCGGCGATCGGTGTGTCGGTCGTGGGGTCACTCTGAATCCCGTTGGTGGGATGGGTCGTGAGATGGTCGCTGATCTTAAGGGCACCATTAGCAACGCTAAGGCACAGCATCGCGCCGACCGTATCGCCGCGGCCCGTGACCGTCTGGCAGATCGCGTCGGGCATTCTGCTCTGGCAGTCCGCTTCTGACCTTCTGGGGTCTGGTGGGGGGTTGGTCGCCTTATGCGTTCGTTCGTGAACGACAGTCCCCCGCCGCCGTGCGCGATCGGGGGCGCCCCCGTGATATAAAAACGCACCACTACCCTAAGCTATAAACGACCCAGATCGACCTCTCAATATCTCTCTATTCAAAAAATTCCGGATACTATATAATTCTGAAAAAGGTCGCATATAATACACCAAATGAAAAAAAATTCCGGAGATATTTTTGAGTCCCTACAAGTCGATCCAATTTCTGGTGAGTACTACCTTGTTGTTCCAGAAGAAATTGTTAATGAACTCTCATGGTATGAAGATACTGAGATTCAATTTTCAATCGAAGGTGATGAAGTAATTCTCTCAGAACGGGAGTGATTGACATTCACTACATAATAACGTATGATACTGAAGTAAACGTTTTATCTTATGGCTAAAGGATTCACAGTAAAAGCAAAAGCACCGTCTCCAAGTAATTCTGCTGAAGAATGGGATTACAATAAGGCAAAAGAAATGGTGCGAGGAAAGTCAGTTGTTTTCTGTCTGCCTGGTAGAGGAGTTTCTTATGTTTATCTTAAGAACTTCGTGCAACTTTGTTTTGATTTAGTTCAAGCAGGTGCTAGCATTCAGATTTCGCAAGATTATTCATCAATGGTTAATTTTGCTCGCTGTAAGTGTTTGGGAGCAAATGTTCTGAGAGGACCTGATCAGGTACCTTGGGATGGGAAACTGAAATATGATTGGCAACTTTGGATTGATTCTGACATTGTATTCAACACTGAAAAGTTTTGGCAACTGGTTCTAATGGATCAGGACATTGCTGCTGGTTGGTATGCGACTGAAGATGGTGTAACAACCTCAGTGGCACATTGGTTAGAGGAAGATGATTTCCGAAACAATGGTGGTGTGATGAATCATGAAACTGTTGAAAGTATTTCAAAGCGTAGAAAGCCATTCACAGTAGACTATACTGGTTTTGGTTGGTTGTTGATTAAGAATGGAGTCTTTGAACATTCAGAAATGAAATATCCTTGGTTTGCTCCAAAGATGCAAGTCTTTGAATCTGGGCAAGTTCAGGATATGTGTGGAGAAGATGTATCATTCTGTTTGGATGCAAAGGAAGCAGGTTTTGAAATCTGGTGTGATCCTCGCATCCGCGTTGGTCACGAAAAAACAAGAGTGATTTGATGTCTAACGAACGTTACAATATTCTTTGTAAAGGAAGACGAATTTATTCAAGTCTCACAGAAGAAGAATATTTCGATGTAATGGAGGATCTGTCGATTGAATTTTATCAGACAGGTTCTCCATCCCCTGAAGATCTTGAAACTGAAATTTTATTGGAGAATCATAAATGGCAAAAGCAACTGGTGGATTGAATAAGCGCACGTCTTATAGTCCTGGACCACCTAAAAAGTCTCGCCAAGGCGATGGAGCTGGAACAAAATACGCTGCCTCTTCTCGTAATGGAGCTAGAAAAAAATATAGAGGGCAAGGTAAGGGATAATGTATTACCTAGACGGTAATGATGAATGGGAAAATATACATCCGTCAGACCTCTGGGTTTATAATAAATTGTTTTTAAGTCGGGTTTTAGAGTATACATGTGGTCCTGTTGGGACTACTGTTCCTCAACCCGACTTTTATATTGTTCGCCCGATGGTGAACTTGCTCGGTATGGGGCGTTTTGCTCGTAATGAATGGATTGAAAAACACACTGATCAATTTCATCCAGGTGAGTTTTGGTGTGAAATCTTTAAAGGTGAGCATTTAAGTATTGATTTTTGTCAGCAGAAGGCAGAATTGGTTGTCGTTGGCACTAGAGATGAGAATGACCCTTATTATAAATGGAAAAAGTGGGAAAAAATTGATCAAAAAGTTGAATTTCCTGAGATTTTAAAAGACCTAAAGGGAACTTATGACTGGATTAACTGCGAATTCATTGGAGATAAGTTAATTGAAGTTCATTTTCGTAGAAATCCTGATTTTCGTTATGGAAATTCACTTGCAATTCCAGTTTGGAGCGATGAAAAAGTTGAAAATATGAGATTTGTTGATGATATAGACTATTATCGCAAGGGTTTTTATATCGAATAAATAAATTTTTTATCGAAATTGAATTGAAACAGTTTTCAATGGGTAAGCACCTGCTGCTAGAGGTGTATGATGTTGATTTTAACCTGATTAATGACGTAAATTCTCTACAAAACGTCATGATTAAGGGAATTGAACGTGCAAAAATGACCATTTTGAACGTTTTTTCTCATTGTTTCATACCTCAGGGTTGTACAGTCGTGATTGCTCTTTCAGAAAGTCATGTTTCTTGTCATACTTGGCCAGAAAATGGGTGTTTAGCAGTCGAAGTCTACACTTGCGGTGAAGGAAATCCCCGTTTAATCGCCTTAGAAGTCTTAAAATACCTTAATTCCGACTCATACTCATTAAGAGAAGTAGAACGTTAAATAGACATAAGGAGATAGCAACCTCCTTTATAAAAGTTCTGTTTTATTCGTTAAAACAGGAGCTAAAATGTCAAATCTACCCGTCGATAGAGACAAAAATTATATGTATGATATGTGGGGAACTGATCGCTTAATCACAGATTATGTCGATGTTCCTCAAAAAAGAGTCATTCAAGAGGTTATGCACGATACAGCACCCAAACATGACTTTAAAAAACAAGTGGAGTTGCATGAAAAGATTCGAAATGATGAAGATTATGATGATTGGGACTATGGAACTGAACCAGTCTATGGATCTTCTTGGAAATAGGAATAAATAAAGAAGAAATTCTATGTCCTAATGACAGTAAATAGGGTATCTAGATCATTTAAAGATATTAGTTTATCTTTTGAACCTCATCCAATTACTAAAGACTTACCCATTTTGAAGAATGAGAATGCGATTATTCGTTCCATTCGCAATTTAGTTGAAACGATTCCAACAGAAAGATTTTTTAATCTGACTCTTGGTTCAAATGTTCGTTCAAGTCTTTTTGAATTTGTTGATTTTGGAACTGCATCGGTCATTCAAGACCAAATTCGTCTGACTATTCAGAATTTTGAACCAAGAGTTCAAAATGTTTTAGTACAGGTAAACCCAAGTCCAGATACAAATGAGTTTGAAATTACAATTACCTTTGATATTATAGGGCAAGAAATTCCTACACAACAATTTTCATTCATATTAGAGGCAGCAAGATAAAATGCCTTTTACTAAGTTTTCTAATTTAGATTTTGATCAGATAAAGACATCTATCAAAGACTATCTCCGTGCAAATTCCAATTTTACGGATTTCGACTTTGAAGGGTCTAATTTTTCTGTTTTAATTGATACCTTAGCATATAACACTTATATTACAGCATTTAACTCAAATATGGTCGTAAACGAGTCCTTTTTGGACTCAGCGACCGTAAGAGAAAATGTTGTTTCTTTAGCTAGAAACATTGGGTACGTACCTAAGTCTAGAACAGCATCAAGTGCGGTTGTTTCGTTCACAGCGCAACCAACGACCTCGACATCGACATTAACATTACAATCTGGATTAGTTTGTACTGGTTCCGCTGGTGGCACATCATACGTGTTTTCAGTTCCAGAAAACATTACAGCAAGTGTTATCAACGGTACAGCGACGTTTAGCAATATTACTCTTAAGGAAGGAACTTTTCTCAGAAAACAGTTTACAGTAGATGGATCACTAGATCAGAGATTTATATTAGATAATTCGTTCATAGACACGACTACAATTCGTGTATACGTAAAATCTCCAAGTAACACAGGATTAGGAAACTTATATACTCTTGTAGATAATATTTTTGAAATTGGTTCAACATCTGAAACCTATCTGATTCAAGAAGTTAAGGATGAAAAATATGAGATTCTTTTTGGAGATGGTAGATTTGGTAAGAAACTTGAAAACAATTCAATTATTACCGTAACGTATATTATTACTGATGGTAAGAATGGAAATGGCGCGAATGCTTTTAGTTTTGCCGGAACATTCAAAAACGAAAATGATGCTACCGAGATTATAAACAATACGATCACTGTTACAACAATACAATCATCCCAAAACGGATCTGATATTGAAAGTATACAATCAGTTAAATCGTATGCGCCTAGATTGTACGCATCACAATATCGTGCAGTTACATCTAGAGATTATGAATCTCTTATTAAATCCAAAATTTATGAAAATGCAGAATCAATATCTGTAGTTGGTGGTGAAGAACTCAGTCCACCACAGTTTGGAAAAGTTTTGATTAGTATTAAACCTAAGAATGGAACCTATGTTTCAGACTTTGATAAGCAAGAAATCAAAAACAAATTAAAGCAATATACAGTTGCAGGAATTAATCCTGAAATTATAGATCTTAAAGTTCTTTATGTTGAAATTGATTCATCAGTTTATTACAATTATTCTCAAGTTGGAAGTGTTGAAGATCTCAAGACAAAAGTAATTTCTTCTCTAAATTCATATGCACAGTCACCAAATTTAAATGCTTTTGGTGGAAGATTTAAGTACAGTAAGGTTCTGCAAGTTATTGATAACACCGATGCTGCAATTACTTCTAACATTACAAAAGTAAGACTCAGAAGAGATTTAAAAGCATTAATCGATGCTCCAACTCAATATGAGATTTGTTTTGGTAATAAATTCCATATAAACCCTGAAGGAAAAAATATTAAATCAACTGGATTTAAGATATTTGGAGAACCAGAAACAGTTTATCTAACAGATACTCCAAATAAAGATTCCAAAGGAAATTTAGATTGTAGTGGAAAGGGAACGATATCGATTGTTAAAGAAACTCCTGTTGTTACAGGCATAGGTACAACAACAACGTTTAGTACCTTGGTCATTGTTAAGTCTGCAGGAACAGTAGACTATTCTTCTGGTGAAATTTTATTAAATGGAGTAACCATTACAGAAACTTCTTTAGGGCAAGATATTATTGAAATACAAGCGTTCCCAGAGTCTAATGATATCATCGGACTCAAGGATCTTTATCTATCTTTTAGCATATCAAAAAGCAAAATAAATATGATTAAAGATGTTATTGCTTCTGGCGATGATGTCTCTGGAACTATGTTTTCCACTAATAGTTACTATAGATCAAGTTATTCGAACGGGGAATTAAAGAGGTCATAAGATGATAAAAACGGGTTTTGAATCCAGAGTAAAAGTACAGCAGGTACTTGAAAATCAACTTCCAGAATTTATTTTGGAAGAAAGCCCCAAAACTTTAGATTTTTTAAAGCAGTATTATATTTCGCAAGAATATCAGGGCGGTCCTACAGATATTTCTGAAAATCTTGATCAGTACTTAAAACTTGATAATCTAACTCCAGAAGTAGTTAATGGATTTACTGGATTAACTACAGATATTACTGCTTCTTCTGGAATCATTACAGTTACATCGACGAAAGGGTTTCCTTCTTCATATGGTTTATTGAAGATTGATGATGAAATAATTACATATACTGGAACTTCCGCAACTACATTTACTGGTTGTATTCGTGGATTTTCTGGTATTACCAGTTATCATAAAGATTTGAATTATGGAGAATTAGTATTCTCAACATCAAATCAGGCATCACACGTTGGACTCTCTACAGTTCAAAATCTAAGTTCACTCTTTTTAAAGGAATTATATAAAAAATTAAAATATACATTAACACCAGGATTAGAAGATATAAATTTTGTTTCTGATTTGAATGTTGGCAACTTTATTAAAGAAGCAAGAACTTTATATGAATCAAAAGGAACTGATGAGTCTTTTAGAATTCTCTTCAATATCCTATTTG